AAAGAGTCCTATGGAAGATCTTATGTCAAACCTTCCAGACCTTGATGTAATACCTGCTTTAGAAAGATAGTTTGAAAGTTCTTGTAGCCTGTGAATACTCTGGCAGAGTGCGAGATGCCTTTATATCACAGGGGCATGATGCAATAAGCTGTGATCTACTGCCTACAGAGGTGGAAGGACCACACTATCAGGGAGATGTAAGAGACATCCTCTATGATGGTTTCGATCTGATGATTGCACATCCTTCTTGTCAACATCTGGCAGTATCAGGTGCAAAGCATTTCTGGAGAAAAGAAAAAGAACAGAAAGAATCTCTTGATTTTGTCAGAACACTTATGAACTGTAATATTCCAAGATGGTGTATAGAAAACCCTGTAAGTGTGATTGGATCAAAGATAAGACCTGCTGACCAGATAATTCAACCCTATGAACATGGAGATCCTTTTCAGAAATCAACCTGTCTGTGGTTAAAGAACTTACCTCTGTTAAAACCAACAAAAATAGTTAATAAAGGTGAGTTTTATGTATCTCCAAGTGGTAAAAAAATGCCTGATTGGTTCAGTAAGAATAAATCATGGAAGGTGCGTAGTACCACGTTTCAAGGTATAGCAAACGCATTTGCTTCTCAGTTTGGTAATGAAAATAATTTACCAGTACCAGTAGAACAATTATCTCTATTTGAACAATATGCAACCGCTTCCTGAGAAACTACAAGACTTTAGATACTTTCTAATCATAACGTGGCGTCATCTTAACCTACCTGACCCTACACCAGTTCAATTAGACATTGCTGAGTATTTACAGCATGGACCTCGTAGAAAGATCATACAGGCGTTCAGAGGAGTGGGTAAGAGTTGGATTACTTCTACCTATGTCGTATGGAAACTACGAATGAATCCACAACTGAAGTTTCTTGTAGTCTCCGCAAGTAAAGACAGAGCAGACAACTTCAGTACATTCACTATGAGGTTGATCAATGAGATGCCAATATTAGCTCCACTGCGTCCAGAAGACTCTCAAAGAAACTCTAAGATAAGTTTTGATGTTGGGCCTGCATCTGCTGATCATGCCCCTTCTGTTAAGTCTCAGGGTGTCTTAGGACAGATGGCTGGTAGTAGAGCAGATGAAGTAATTGCTGATGATGTGGAAGTACCAAATAACAGCTTTACTCAACCAATGAGAGACAAGTTAAGTGAAGCTGTAAAAGAATTTGATGCCATACTGAAACCAAGCGGTAAAATTACCTTTCTAGGAACACCACAAACAGAACAATCTTTATATCTAACACTTGAAGAAAGAGGATATACCACACGTATATGGACTGCACGTTATCCAGAACTAAAAAACAACTATGGAGACAGACTTGCTCCTAAGTTAGCTCAGAGGCTATCAGAAGAGCTTGTAAAGCCTAAAGATCCTGTTGACCCTGATAGGTTCTCATCAATAGATCTGATGGAACGTGAAGCCTCCTATGGACGTTCTGGGTTTAGTTTGCAGTTCATGCTTGATACATCTCTATCAGACCAAGACCGTTACCCTCTAAAACTATCAGACCTAATAATTTCATCAGTAAACCCAGACCATGCACCAGAAAAGGTTATATGGTCTTCCTCTCCCGAGTACGTCATCAAAGAATTACCCTGTGTAGGCTTTAATGGAGACCACTTCTACAGACCTGCACAACAATTCGGTGATTGGATTGAATATACAGGCTCTGTAATGTTCATTGACCCCTCTGGTAAGGGTAGAGATGCTACTGGTTACGCTGTAGTAAAGATGTTAAACGGTAATCTATACGTCCCAGACGCAGGTGGTCTTAACGGTGGATACTCAGACGCTGTTTTAACAACACTATCTAAAATAGCTAAGACAAATAAAGTTAATACCATACTCGTTGAGTCAAATATGGGTGGTGGTATGTTTGCTGAACTACTTAAACCCTTTCTTCTCCGTTATCATCCCTGTGAAGTACAAGACGTACGTAACAATAAGACCAAAGAACTAAGGATAATAGATACCCTTGAACCTGTAATGAACTCTCACAGGCTTATATTCGACAGAAAGGTAGTAGAAAAAGACTATAGATCCAATCCTAACGAAGCTCCAGAACGTAAATTAAAACTTCAACTCTTCTATCAGATGTCTCGCATAACAAAACACAGAGGTTCTCTTGTACACGATGACATCCTAGATGCTCTATCAGGGGCAGTTGCCTACTGGACTGAGTACATGAACCAGGATGAAGACCGTAATATCAAATCCAGAAGAGATGAATTACTTGCCATTCACCTCGATAACTGGGGTTCTTCTATTAACAATTCTGTTACACAAACAGCACTAGGACTAACACCTGCACAGATAAGAAATTCTAATACCTCCTCCGATGGATTTATTAACAACACTTATTAGGTACTACCTGTAGATAAATTAACCCATGAAAGGGGGGGATTATAGGGGGGGATAGCTACCACAGAATGTGGGTAGTGATTTGGCTCTGACAAATTACTGCCCAGTTTAGACACTTAAGACCATAATAGATAAATACATAGTCATAAGATCATACATAGAACTATCTTCTGCAGAATAATCTTATAAAATATAATATATAAGATCCTTATAAGACACTTCTGGGCAGTCTATAGGGATCTTATAGTCTTCTTATAGATAACTATTAAGTAACTATTAGGTAACTTATAGTTAACCTATAAATAGGTCTGAAATAATTTTGGAACAAAAATTTCTAGGGTTTACGCATATATACAAAACTAAAAATCCCCCCTTGTATGTAGACTTTTTGCCTAGATTCTTACTATGACTACAGTCTTTTTATTGCAGTACTGTCATAGAGACAGTTCTACACACTTGTGGTAGATAGGGTTCTGGTAACTTTGGACAAACTTTTGGACAACTTGGACATAAAAAATAGAATATAAGGGGGTCTATTGTTACAAAGTGTTAAGAATCTGTAATTTTATTTAATCGATGCCCACCACTTAGTAATACTACAGTCTAGTACTAGCTAACTAATAGCTAACTAATAGATAGCAGTACTAAGCCCCAGAACTTATTAACCAAATGGAATCTTTAAAGCAAGATGTTATTTCTTATATGATCTCTCAATTAGAGGATCAAGTAGGGCTAGATAATGATGTATCAGATTTACACCATTATTTACTCAATGAAGATTATTTCATTATTGGAACTTACCAAGCTAAACAATGGCTAAGTTCTTATGTCTTTGATGTTATCGAAACAATTAGAGAATATGAGCAATCAAACTTTGGTGAAGTCTCAACAGATTTTTCCGATCCTGAGAAAGTGGCTAATATGTACGCTTATATCTTGGGTGAAGAAATATTATCTGAGTCTGATATTTATCAACAAATACAGTTTGATAAGGACATATTAGAAGAAGATGATATTAAAAACCTTATAGAGGATCTTAAAGAGAATCTACTGGTTAAGTCTTAGACAATCCCTTAAAGGCTCTACGGAGCTTTTAAAGGGTTCTCTCATAGATTGAACCTTAGTAGTTCTTATGTAGTTCTTTAGAGCTATGGAGGAGCTACAAACACTGCCCAGTAACTAATTAATTAAATGAAATTAGAACCAAACAAAAAGTATAGATTTATTGATGATGACTTAATCAATGGATCTTACGTCTTAACTGGTAAACAGTTAAACAAGCTTATAGAAGAAGCTTACAAGGATGTTATGGAGTCTAAGAAATGACTCCTAACAACCACCAAGAAGAAAGTCTAAAGGCTGCCAGACGTGCAGAAGCCGAGCGTATATGGTTTAACCAGGAAGCTACTAACGAGGAGCTGCTGCAAGCCTATAAATCTTTAGATGTAAATGAGGAGGTAACAAATGCCAATTTATAGAGTTTTTGGAAACTCATATAATGACCATGAAATATGGGTTAAAGCAAAAGATGAAGATGAAGCTTTGAAGATTGCAGATAATGCTCCCGAAGAAGCTTGGTCTTATACAGGAGAGAGCTTTGAGATACATGCACATGATGTAGTCCAACCCTCCGATCCTAATGAAAAACATAAGGACATTTTATATAAACCAGGGAAAGAGCCTAATTAATTTTAGGCTTTTTCTTCTTTCTTTTTTTTTATTTATTTTTTTTAGATGTTAGTTGCTTATTATCCGTAGCGAAACTTTAAATGAACCTATTAAGAATTTTTTCTATATGAATTTTTAACAGGCTCTTTTGAGTCTATTGTCCCAGATTTTTTATTTATTAAATGAAACCAACTAAAAAACCAACACAAGGTAAAAACTTAGATGAATTTATCAAGCATTTAGAAATAGGATTAGATGCCGCAGGTCTAAATCTTGAAGAATACAACCCTATGTATGTATTAGATAAAAAAACTAATGAACGAGGCTTCTTGTTTTCTCAAATTATGAATGATGCTGAATCAAGTGTTGTAGCTTTTAATGATCGAGTTGAATTTCCTAGTGGTACTTCAATAATCATTAACAAAACACAACCTGCATCACAAGTAGCAATTTTATTTATAGTTTCAATCATTCAAAACAATCCTATAGAAGCACCATTATGTCCAGAATGTGAGAAAGAGGAGGTGTTGGCATGAAAAGAAAAGATTATGCAATTCTTATAGAGTTAGAGTGCATCCATGAAAGGTTATGTAGAATTTTAGGTAAGAGTAGTAATGTTCCACAACTTTTACCTAATCTTCCACGCAAACAATTAGATAAAAAAGAGTGCATAACTTTATTAAAAAGAGAATGTATTCAAACACTTTTGGAGATAGACACATGAGTGATTATCCGTACAGTCTTAATGCCATTGCCAGTCATCTAAAAGATTTATCTTTGGAGTTATCTAAGTTATTAGATATTAGCCATGATGACGCATGGGAAATGTGCATACAAAAACTAGATGATAAGTTTTTAACAATGGATAAGGAGACTAATGATTCAATGTCCTAAGTGCGGAAGCAATACTATTGCTTATGGTCAGACAAGAGACCGACCTAACGCTAATTATGTATGGAGATCTCGTACGTGTAAAAATCCGCAGTGCCGTAAAACTTTCAGCACAAGAGAGTACACGTTAGAAGAACTTGCTAAGTTGATTGATGAAGGTGGGAACTCTGTAGTGGATCTTCGCAATCAATGTGATGATCTACTGGCAGACCTTGCCGAACTTATAACCCAATACAAAACATCTGATGCCAAAAGTAATTAACTTCAACAAGTATAAATACGAACGAAACAAGGTAATAGATGAGAGGATAGCTAACGCGAAACTGAGGATTTTTGAATTGGAATGTCTTATAGAAGCATGGAGACTGTCAAAGCATGAGTGAACAGGTAAAAATCGAACAAAAAATGCTTGATCGGGGCTATGCTTCAAGACAGAGAAAGATCCAGAGGTGTATTGACAAAGGAAGAGAATCAGAAACAGATTATGCACGTAACATGATTGCTGCTGGTCTTGCACCTTTATCAAAAGCAATACAGCAATTTATTGATAGGTCTTGGCGAGGTAAACCAGGGCCAAGGGCTATTGCTGCTGTTAAGTTGTCAGAGTTTCCTGATGTAGATGTCGTAGCTTTTATTGCTTTCAAGGCAATTATTGATGGTACATCACAGGGTAAAACAGCTACACAGATAGCTATGCAGACAGGGCATTTGTTAGAAGATGAAATGCGGTTCAGTGTCTTTGAAGAAGAGGATAAACGACATTTCACTGCGGTTAAAAAACATATAACAGATACAACACACCCACGTTATAGACGCAATATGATGATAGGTCACATGAATAATAGAGGGTTTGTTTTCAAGAGATGGGCAGAGGAGGAAAAACTACGCATAGGTACGAAACTATTAGATCTTTTAATCAATACTTTGGGTATGGTTAAGGTTGTATCTAAAAGAATGGGTAGGACTACACAAAACTATGTGGAGTTTACTGAAAGTATTAACGAATGGATGAAGAGACAG